TGTTCCGCCCGGCTCGATACAAAGTCACCTACGGTGGACGGGGTGGCGCGAAGTCATGGGGATATGCAAGAGCCCTGCTGATCCTCTCGCTCAGAAGCAAACGCGGGTTCTCTGTACCCGAGAGATACAGAAGTCCATCAAGGACTCGGTTCACGCCCTGCTGGTCGATCAGATCCAGTCTATGGGCATGGGCTCGATGTTTGAGGTGCTGAACAACGAGATCCGCGGGCCGAACGGGTCGCAGTTCCTCTTCTCCGGACTCTCGGACCAGACTGCCGAGAGCATCAAGTCCTTCGAGGGCGTGGACATCTGCTGGGTGGAAGAGGCCCGCAACGTCTCAAAGCGCTCTTGGAACATCCTGGTCCCGACCATTCGCAAGAACGGCTCGGAGATATGGGTGAGCTTCAACCCGGAGCTTGAGAGCGACGAGACATACCAGCGCTTCGTCGTGAATCCGCCCCCGGACTGCCTGCCGGTGGATATGAACTGGCGGGACAACCCATGGTTCCCGCAGGTGCTCGACCTGGAGAGGCGGCACGCTCAGAAGACGATGCTGGAGGCGGAATACCTCCACATCTGGGAAGGCAAGTGCAAGCCTGCTGTCGAAGGCGCGATCTACGCAGGTGAGATTGCCCAGGCGCACATCGTCAACGCGCCGACTGATCCGCTGCTGAAGACGCACGCGATCTTCGACCTTGGGTGGAATGACGCGATGGCGATTGTTCTGGCTCAGAGGCAGGGCAGCGAAGTGCGGATCACGCACTACATCGAAGACTCGCACCGCACGCTGATCGACTACAGCAACCAGCTCAGGGGCATGAACCTGAATTGGGGTGAGGTGTGGTTGCCTCATGACGGGCAGGCCAAGAACCTGCAGACCGGCAAGAGCCCGGAAGAAATGATGAAAGCGCTGGGGTGGACCGTTCGGATCACTCCGGAGATCGGCGTCGAGCAGGGCATCCAAGCCGCTCGGGCCATGTTCCCGCGCGTCTATTTCGACAAGACGCAGACGACACGACTGGTTGAGTGCTTGAGGCGGTATCGCCGGCACATCAACCAGCAGACCAAGGAGCCGCAGGGCCCCTTGCATGACGAATACAGCCACGGCGCGGATGCCTTCCGGTATCTGTGCGTGGTGGCTGACCAGATGCAGAACAGCTCCGGCTGGGCGCCGCTGAACTACAGCAATCGCGGAATCATTTAATGATTGACACCAACACCGACGCTACGCCTGACGACACGTCGCTGCTGGCCGCCATCCGCAACGAGGAAACCCACGCCCTCGGCAGGTACACCGGCTCACTGGCGAAGGAACGCGCCACGCTGATGGAGTACTACCTCGGCAAGCCCTTCGGCAACGAAGAGGAGGGCCGCAGCCAGGTCATCTCCACCGATGTGGCTGACACCATCGAGAGCATTCTCCCTAGCCTCATCAAGATCTTCGTCGGCGGCGATACGGTCGGCGAGTTCAACCCTGTCGGCCCGGAAGACGAAGAAGCCGCCAAGCAGGAGACCGACTACACCAATTGGGTCGTCACCCAGCAGAACAACAGCTTCACCACCTTCTATAGCTGGTTCAAGGATGCGCTCCTTCAAAAGAACGGCTATGTGAAGTATTGGTGGGACAAGAAGGACAACCGCCGCAAGGAGCATTACCAAGGGCTGACAGACGACGAGTTCGCGCTGCTGCTGCAGAACCCGCAGGTTGAGCCGATCCAGCATCAGACATACCCGGACCCCATCGCGAAAGCCGCCTATGCGCAGCCGATGGTTCCGGGCATGGGGCAGCCCCCGCAAGTGCCGATGCTGCATGACGTGGTGGTACAGGTCACGCGCCCTCAAGGCTACGTCTGCATCGAACCGGTGCCCCCGGAAGACATCCTGGTTGCGGCTCGTACCAAGGGCATCAACGTCAAGGATTCCCCGTTCGTCCAGCACCGCACGCGCAAGACCATCTCCGAAATCCGCGAGATGGGCTACGACATCCCAGAGGATCAGTCGGACGAAGACGACCAGATCAACAACCTTGAGTATCTGGCTCGACACACGCCGGAAGAGTCGGTCTATGCCTTCTCCAATCTCACGGGAGAGGGGGCGGCGCGAGAAGTCCTGCTGAAAGAGTCGTTCATTCGCTATGACTTCGACGGCGACGGCTTCACGGAGTTGCGTCGAGTTCTCTCCGTAGGCGCCCTCTGCCTCGAAAACGAAGAGATCGAGGAAATCCCGATCTGCTGCCTGTCGCCGGTCCTGATGCCGCACAAGCACTTCGGGCGGTCTGTCGCAGAGCTCGTCGCGGACATCCAGCTCATCAAGTCCACGCTGCTGCGGCAGATGATGGACAACCTGTACCTGCAGAACTCGGGCCGATATGCCGTCAACACCGAAGGCAACCGCGTCAACCTCGATGACCTTCTGACCTCGCGCATCGGTGGCGTCATTCGAGTCCAGGGCGATCCCCGCGCGTCGGTGATGCCGATTGAACACCCCTTCGTCGCTGGCCAGTCCATGCAGATGATGGAGTACTTGGAGGGCGTCAAAGAGAACCGGACGGGCGTCACTCGCTACAACCAAGGGCTTGATGCTCAGAGCCTGAACAAGACCGCCACGGGCATTCAGTCGATCATGTCGGCTGCTCAGGAGCGGATGCTGCTGATCGCCCGGTGTTTCGCTGAGACGGGTGTTAAAGAACTGTTCACCTCCGTCCACGGGATGCTTCGGCGCCACGCCACGCAGGCCCAGACGGTTCGCCTGTCGAACAAGTGGGTGACGATCGATCCCCGCGACTGGACCGAGCGCTATGACATGACCGTCTCGGTCGGTCTTGGCACCGGCAACAAGCAGGAGCAGGGCGCTCTGCTGCAGAACATCTTCGGGCTTCAGATGCAGGTTGGGCCGATGGGTCTTGCCACCCCGGAAAACCTGTTCCAGACCCTTTCCGAGATGACGAAGAACGCGGGCTTCAAGCAGCCGGAGAAGTTCTTCACCGATCCCGCCAACACTCCTCCGAAGCCGCCGCCTGATCCCACTCAAGACCCGAAATTCCAGATCGAGAGCCGCAAGCTCGACATCGAGCAGCAGAAGGTTGACATCCAGGCGCAGGACTCGAAGGTCAACGCACTGGCGAAGCATGCCGACTTGGAGATGAAGCAGCAGGCTCAACCACCGCTGCAGCCCGATCCAAATCTCGCCATTCAGCCGCAGCCCGAGCCGCCTCAAGAACAACCGCAAGAGGATGGCGGATTGGCACAACTCGCGCAGGTTCTCGCTCAAGGCCAGATGCAGACGCTGCAGGCCATCCAGCAACTCACCCAAGTGCTCGCTAGCCGATGAAGTACATCAAGAACATCGGTGTAGCCACGCTCGGAGTTCTCCGCGCTGTGGATATCTGGTTCAACGCGCTGCTGCTCGGTGATCCGCTCATGACGCTCTCCGGTCGCATGGGCAAAGACATCCTCGACAACCGCTGCCTGCTGTGCAAGGGCATTTGCTGGGCGCTGGGCCTGCTCGACAGGAACCATTGCCAGGTCGCCGCAGAGAACGAGGCGAAGCTCGGCGCGAACCAGATCACGGGGGATTGATGGAGTTCGACCCGATCCTTGATGACCCTATCCGCCGGGGCGATGAAGCCCGCCGCATCATCGAAAGCCCTGTGTGGCTTCAGGTGTGGCAGCAGATGGAAGAGGCCATCGTCTCCGGCTGGAAAGAAGCCCCGATGCGGGACGCCGAAGGCATGGCCGAACTCAAGCGCATGCACAAGACCCTGACCAGTTTGAAGGCCAACTTCGAGAGCGCGCTCGCCTCGGGGAAGGTCGAAAAGTTCAATCTCGACAGATCGCTGAAGCAGAAGGTTTCCAACCTTTTCGGCTGATCGCCCACGAAATCACAACACAGGCCCTTCGGGGCCTTTTTTTATGTCTGAAGAAACGCAAGCGGAAGGCCAAGTCACCGAACAGCCTGCCGCCGCCGAGCCTGCACAGGAATCCGCTACGGATGCCCTGTTGCGCCTGATGGGAGACGAGCCCGAGTCGCCTACGGAAGAAGCGCCCGAAGGGGAAACCGCTGAAACCGAAGGTGCCGACGCGCCCGAAGCTGAACCGGAAACGGCATCCAGCGAGGTCGAAGTCGAGTACGACGGTGAAGTCTTCAAGGTGCCGCCGAAGCTCAAAGACGCTTTGCTCCGTCAATCGGACTACACCCGAAAGACGCAGGAAGTGGCCGAACAGCGAAAGCTGCTCGAAACCACCGCCAAGCAGATCGAGCTGACGCGCCAGTTCCAGACTCAGCACGCGGAAGACCTCGCTCAACTCAAGTCGCTCGACTCAAAGCTTGAAGAGTTCAAGCAAGTCGATTGGCAGCGGGCGATGGACTCGGACCTCGTCACCGCCACAAAGGCATTCGCGCAGTACCAGCAACTTCGGGAAGTGCGCAACGCCAAGGCGAGTGAAGTCAGCGCCGCCGAGCAGAGCTTTCAACAGCAGGTCAACCAGACCCGCCAAGAGTTGCTCCAACGGGGTGCCGAAGAACTGAAGAAGCGCATTCCAGACCTCACCCAAGAGGGGAAGTCGGCCATTGCCAACACGGCAATGAATCTCGGCTTCACCCAAGACGAAGTGAGTCAGATGGTGGATCCGCGGGCGGTGCATGCCCTGTATCTCGCCAACAAGTATCTGGAGCTGCAGAAAGCCAAGCCGGATCTGACCAAGAAGGTCACGTCCCTCCCCAAGCCCGTGCGCCCCGGCTCATCGCAGCCAGCGGTGACGGATCAAGAAATCCAGCAGAAGAAAGCGATGTCGCGCCTGAAGCAGTCCGGCAGTCCGGATGCCGCGCGAGAGCTTTTGATGCACCGTCTCAAGTGAGAAGCAAATGACTGTTCCTGCCCAGACCTTCCAATCGTGGGGCGCCATCGGCAACCGCGAAGACCTCTCGGACATCATCTACATGGTGTCGCCCTCGGACACGCCGTTCCAGTCGCTGGCCGGCCGTTCCAAGGCCTCCAACACGCTGCACGAGTGGCAGACCGACGCACTGCCGGCCGCTGACGGCTCGAACGCGCAGATCGAAGGCGACGACGCGACCAACAGCACGCTGGTTGCAACGAGCCGCGTGTCGAACCGCTGCCAGATCAGCACCAAGGTGATCGGCGTCTCGACCATTCAGGACAGCGCCATCGACAAGGCGGGCCGCAAGCGCGAACTGGCCTACCAAGTCGAGAAGGCCATGCGCGCCATGAAGGTGGACATGGAGACGATCCTCATGTCCAACCAGGCCCCGGTGACGGGCAACGCCACGACCGCCTCCAAGCTGCGCCCGCTGGTTTCGTGGTACGCCACGAACACCTCGCGCGGCGCGACCGGCGCGAACGGCACGTCCTCGACCGCGGCGACCGATGGCACCCAGCGTGCGATGTCTGAAACGCTGCTGCGTACTGTTCTGACCTCGATCTACCAGAACAGCAACAGCTTCGCGACGACCGTGATGGCTTCTCCGAGCCAGCGCGCGAACCTCTCCACCGTCCTCACCGGCGGCGCGACGAAGTTCTACAACATCGACGACAAGAAGCTTGTGGGCACCGTGTCGGTCTATGACTCGGACTTCGGCCCGCTCAAGCTGGTCCCGAACCGCTTCCAGCGCGCTCGCGATCTGCACATCCTGAACCCGGAATATTGCGCGGTGGCGTACCTGGAGCCCGTCCAGATGCAAGACCTCGCCGTGACCGGCCTCGCTCGTCGCAAGCAAATCTGGGGCACCTACACCCTGGAAGTGCGCAACGAAGCGGCTCTTGGTGTGGTCGCGGACCTGTCGTAAGCGTTAGTTGCCACTTAAGGGCCGGTCCTTCGGGGTCGGCCCTTTTTCTTTGGGGCTTCCATGTACCAAGAATCCGCGCACACGATCACCCAATCGGGCGCAAACATCACGACCGGCGCATCCTCTGCCGCTGCGACGATCCCGAACAACTCGGCGGCCGCTGTCGCCAATCGAGTCCGCGTGTCGGCCACTGCTGCCGCCTACGTGAAGTTCGGCGCCACCGCAGCCGCTGGTGACCTGCTCGTCCAGCCCGGCGACTCAATGATTCTCAACGTGCCCAAGGGCGCAACGCAGCTCGCCGCCATTCAGGTGACGACGGCGGGCATCGTCAACATCGCCCCCATCGAGGCTTGAGATGCACTTGATCCTGCCTCAGAACGTCATTGACGAGATCGAGGAAGAGAAGCGCGTCAAGGAAGAGGCTCTGCGCAAGGGCCGCTATGACGTGCACACGCGCACTCATTACGACCCGGACAGCGACCGTCTGACCGTCGAACGCGTGCAGGACGCCGAGCCCGCCTTGGACTTCGCGCAGGCCATGCGTACAGCGCATCCGCGCAACGGCTATTCCGAGGGGCGCGAGCTGCGCCACGTCGCTGAGATTCCGCTCGTCATCTGGGAAAAGTGGGTCGCCGAGGGGATGAATCCCAACGACAACGCGGAGTTGCGTCGTCGTCTCGCCGATCCTGAATACAAGAAGCTCTGGACGGTGGACAAGCTGTGAGCTCCACCATCACCACCTTCGCGGGCCTTCTCTCCGAGATCCAGCGGCTCATCGACGGCGACGACACGCCCTCAAACGACACCCCCTCCGCGACCCTGACCCGCATTGTTCGTCTCGGGGAGGCTCGCATCTATCGCGAAGCTGAGACGCGCTTCAACGAAGCCACCTCGACGCTCACCACGGCCTCGAACCTCGCCGCGATGCCCGCTGACTTCCAGAAGGTCATCATGATCTATGGGGGCGATGGGAAGCCTTTGGATGCGGTGCCGGAAGACGCTTTGCGGGTCTTCAACACGGTCAACACCAGCAACCCCGTTTCAAAGTTCGCCCAAGCGGGCAGCAGCTTCCTCTTCGGCCCTCCGACCGGAGACGGCACGACATTCACGCTGCGTTACTACGCCGTTCTCCCTGCGCTGACTGACTCCACGATTGCGACGAATCCGCTGTTCCAGGCGGCGGACGATCTCTTCGTCTATGGCGCACTTTCGATGGCCGCTCCGTACTTCGGCCAGTTGGACAAGGTGCAACTGTGGGAAGCGGAGTACCAGCGCATCCTGACCCGCGTCAATCGCATCGCTGATGAGAAGGGCTATACCACGATAGGTCCGGTGCATGTGCGCTACGGAGGGTTCGTCGCGTGATGCCCTTCGCCGGCCCGAGCTATGCGCTGACGAACAGGAAGGCCGACGCCCAGCGCAGCATCAACCTCTATCCGGTGATGCTGGAATCCGGCTCGTCCAAGTCGCCGGCCATCCTCAAGAGCATTCCGGGTCTGAAAGCCTTCTCGGCTGGCACATCCCCCTTCCGTGCGCTGAAGAACGTGAACGGGCGGCTTATGGGTGTCGCTGGGTCGTCTCTGATCGACATCAGCAATTCAGGCGTGAGGACGACTCGCGGCACGCTCAGCAGCTCGACCGGCAAGGTTGAGTTCGAATTCAACCTAAACCAAGCGGTTCTCGTGGATGGCTCCTTCGGCTACACGATGAACCTCTCTAGCAACACGTTCTCGCAGATTTCATCGCCCGCCTTCTACGGCTCCAACACCCTTGGAGTTCTGGACGGCTATGCGATCTTCGTGCGTCCGAATTCGGGACAGTTCTACATCTCCGCGATTGACGACGCCTCCACGCTCGATGCGCTGGACTTCGCCACCGCCGAGAGCGCACCGGACGACACGATTGCGGTCCTGGTTGATCACCGCGAGGTGTATCTCTTTGGGCGGGACACGACTGAGGTCTGGACAAACACCGGGGCGACCGACTTCCCATTCCAGCGCAACAACGGGGCGTTCATCGAGATCGGGACGACTTCCCCTTACTCGCCCCGCAAGATCGCCAACATGCTCATGTGGGTGGGCACCAACGATCATGGCTCCGCTTGCGTGTGGGGCATGCAGGGCTATCAACCGATGCGTCTCTCGACGCTCGCGATTGAGGAGAAGTTGGCCGGCGCTGACTTGGCGAACGTCCAGGCCTTCTCCTACACGCAGCAGGGCTCAGCCTTCTACGTGCTCCAAGTCCCCGGCATTGACACGAGCCTCGTCTATGACGTGACGAACAAGGCTTGGCACGAGCGGGCCGAACTTGTCGCGGGATTCTTCCAGCCATGGCGTGCGACCTGTCACGCCTTCTGCTACGGGAAACATTACGTCGGCGGGTCGGATGGAACGCTCTACGAACTCGACCCAGCGACCTATATGAACGGCGCGGATCCGCTGTGCCGCGAACGGACAAGTCCTCATGACGCGCTGCCGACTTTCGAGCGGCAGACGTTCAACAAGTTCGAGGTGGATGTGAACGCCGGCACGGGTGGGCGAATGCTGATGCGCTACTCGAATGACGGCGGGATCACATACGGAGACTGGCGTTCCGTCTCTCTCGGCAACGTCGGTGAATACACCTCAAGGGCACGCTACTGGCGCTGTGGCTTTGGCCGGGATCGCGTGTGGCAGGTGCGCTGCACTGACAACGTGCCCTTTGACATCGTTTCTGCGAGCGTCGCATGACCTTTCCATCAAGCACCAAGGACAACATGCTGAACGCTCAGACGTTCACGCATGTGTCTCTGCACACTGCGTTTCCCGGTACAACTGGCGCCAACGAAGTGACGGGCGGCTCTCCGGCCTACGCGCGCAAGGCGATCACCTTGAACGCCTCGTCTGGCGGCTCTCGCTCGCTGTCCGCAGCGGTGACGCTTGACGTTCCAGCATGCACTGTTCGATGGCTTGGATATTGGAACGGCGCGAGCTTCGTTGCCACCGCTCCGAACGGCGGCGCCACGCCCAAGAACTTCATCGCGCTTCCGGCAACAGACACCATCTACGCGCCTGGGCACGGATGGGGTGACGGACAAAAGATCGCGCTATTCAACGGAACGCCCCCCGGGGGTTTGACGGAAGGCACCGTCTATTTCACCCGCGACACGACCGCCGACACGTTCAAGGTTGCGGCGACGGCGGGCGGTTCTGCTATCGACCTCACGAGCGCTTCGTCTTTCGGCTGCGTGGTGTGCGCGATCACGGAAGACGTGTACGCGGCGCAGAACACGCACCAACTTTCCTCAACCACTTTCACCATCCCGGACTAAATGGGATCGACCGGCGCTGTCATTTACGCGCGCCCGCAAGTCACCGGCGCTCAGCGAGCAGCAGGAACCACTGGCGCGGTGCTATTCGTGCCGATGCGAGGCGTTGCTGGGATCTTCTCGAACAGCGCATTCGCCCCGTTCACGTCAAAGACTCCGATCACCGGCAAGCCAAACGCTCGTGTGCCGCTGACGGATTCATCTGGACGGATCACGCCCGAGTGGGACCGGTTCCTCCAGTACGTGTTTGAAGAGAAGTTGGGTGGAGTGTCCGCTCCGACGATCTCCGAAGTCCAAAGCACGGTCGGCGCGGTGCAAACGGCTGTAACGAGCAACGTGACCACGATCACCGTCCTCGCAGATGTGGTGAACGCCAACGCATCCGCCCAACAGACCGCAACCCAAGTGGCCCAGCAGAACAACTTGTCTGGTGCCACGCAGATTCCTCCTGCCCAGCAATTCAAGCGAGACAGCAATGAATGACCTTCTGAAGATCGCCCATCTTTTCGGCGGCGGCGTGTACGCGAAGGAAACCGTGATCCCCGCCGGCCTGGAGCTCACACAGCACGTTCACAAGTTCGATCACCTTTCGTATCTGGTGAAGGGCTCGGTGATGTTGGAAGTCGATGGAAAGGCGGAGGTCCACTACGCGCCCAAGTCCTTCGTCATCGAGGCCGGCAAGGAGCACAAAGTCACGTCGCTCTCCGAGGCGGTGTGGCTGTGTATCCACGCCACGGCCTGCACCGACCCGGAGAAGGTGGACGAAACGCTCATCGCATGAAGATCCAGAAGATCGGAGAGGCGAACGTTCGAGACATCCATTGGGCGCTTCAGGAGCACCCGGAGTTTTGGGATCAGAACCCCGCGAGGACTGAGGATCCATCCTCGCCTCATCACGGCCTCTCCGACATCTGGGCTCGTTATGCACCACCGGGTGTGGACGGGTCAAATCCGCATCAGTCTCAGTGGTATCCGGTGGCCGACGTGCTGCCGATCAAAGGCCTTTGCTATGACCTGATGCGGATGGTCGATGGCGAGGAATTGGGTGGCGTGCTCATTACGCGCATTCCTCCCGGCATGCAGTGCAAGCCGCACAGCGATCCGGGCTGGCACGCAAGGTATTACCAAAAGATCGCCGTTCAGATCACATCCGCGCCGGGTCAAGCCTTCTGCTTTGAGGGGGAAGAACTCGTGAGCAAGCCGGGTGATGTTTTCTGGTTCGACAACGCCCACACGCATTGGGTGCCGAACGACTCGAAGTACGAGCGCATCACGCTCATTGTTTGCATCAAGACAGACCGCTTCCGCTGAAGGAAGCAACGAATCACCAAGGGCCTTCGGGCCCTTTTTTATTGCCTAAAGGAAGTTGCCATGCCGTGGGGTGCTGTAGCGGGTGCTGTGATCGGGGGTATTGCGAACTCTGATGCGTCGCGCCATGCCGCCAATACGCAAGCCGACGCCGCGAACGCTGCGAATGCGTCGCAGCTTCAGATGTACAACCAGAACCGTCAGGACAATGCCCCT